AAATTGAACATAAAGTGAGTTTGAAGCAAACTCAAGATTTATTCTCTTAGTTTCATATATTCCACTATTTGGATCTTGACCAACAATTCTTGGTCTATTATCTGTAGTGTAATCACTTACACTACTGTCAATTATATTACTATGGGCCACAATATTTGCAGTATCTATATCTACCATAGGTGAAACATCTGAATTAGCAGTTGCTAGTTGCAATTCAATTGAAAGAGATTTTGTATCATTTAGTAATTCATATTCATTAGTTTTAGATGCAACAATTCTTGGTGTATCTAAAACATTAATTGAGTTAAGTGATACTGGTTCAAATCCTTCATCCTTAAATGAAACTTCAGAACCACTAATACTTGTTCCAGAAGTAGATTTCATTCTGGCAATTACATTTGTTCCAGTTGGAGTTATTACATTTATTTTTGGTGTAATTGCTTCAAATGGAATATTTTGAGAAATTTTTACTTGTTTACCACCACCTGTTTTTGTGAAAGCAAACATTTTGTCATTATCACTAAGTTTAACATAATAACTATCAAATGTCTTAGTTTTAGTATCAATAGTATGTGTTTTATTGATCTTTCTCAATGAAACTCCAGAAAATTCATATTTGGAAACATCTGCATTTTCATTGTGAGTAGACTGTAAACTGTTATCAATTGCTCTAGTTATACTAGTAAGTTCATTAGTTGAAGCATTTGTAGCTTCATATGATATAAGTTCTTTTCCAATCTTAATGTAACCACTATTTGCAGCACCAACAGGGGATCCTTCAAATGTAGTTAATATACCAACATTATCAACTTTAATTACAGTAGTATCAGAATCAATTTTTTCTTGTAGAATTACAGGGGCAAATTCACTTGCAAAATCTTCAATTTTTAACTTGTTATTGTTACCATGCATACCATGATTCTTATGGTCAACAAACATAGTAAGACCATCTCTAATAGCATCATTAGTTACTGCTGTAGGTGTAATTGCAACACTATTCTTAACTCCATTACCCAAATAATGTGTTACTCCTGTACCTGCTTGTATTCCAGGTGACCCTGCAACTTGAGTAGCACTATCTACGTTATCTAGAATTATAGTATCAGTTGTAGTAACAACACCAACAACTGCACGTATTGCCGATCCAGTAAATCCAACATTACCAGAAACTAATACATCACCTATTGCATAACCAGATCCACCAGCAGTCATTGTTATTCTATCTACCCTTCCACCAGCAACTCTAACTGTTGCTTTAGCGTTTTGACCAAATCCACTTAAAGATGTAAATGTAACATTATTATATTCCTCAACACCTACTGTTGGAGTAATTCCAATTCCAGTATTTTGATGACTGAAAGTAACAGCAATACCTGGTCCATTTACAATATCAATAGGACCACCAGTTGCAAATACGCTACCATTCGTAGTTACATTACTAATAGTTTGTTCTATAGTAGTTCCTTGTTCAAATATTCTAGTTGTTGATGCAACAGAAACAGTTTGTCTCTTAGAATATGCAGTAATTGGATTATCTTTACGAATATGTCCTAAAGGAAGATCATTATTTGTCAATACTAAAGAATTAGTTCCAGTAACAAATTTTGCCTTATTAAGTTTAAACTTCAAGTCTTCTTGTTGGCTTTCTGTCCACAATTGACTGTTTTGTGATTTAAATAATGAACCTAATGATGGTTGCTTATCATTTAATCTACCAGTAAGTAAATCTGGTTCATTCATTCTTGTTATAAATGTATTCCACCCCATTGCTGGTGATATTAATACTATTGCATATGTTCCTTGAGGTCTCAAATAAACTGGAGTAGTGAATGTAAATCCAGTTCCAACTGAACCATTAGTTGATGTTTCAACACCTTCTGGATTGATAGTAGTTATACTAAATGGAAGGACAGTATCAGATGGTCTTCCAGTATTATCTAATTCTCTTATTTGAACAGTTACTGGAGCTGAGTCATCTTTTGTTTTAAAGAATAGTTCTCCACCTGTCATGAATATTCCATCCTGGAAGTACTGACCTGGAACCATAAATGATTGTGCTAGTGGATCACTCCAAGGACCAGTCTCTACGATGTTTATAGCTTCAACATCAACAATTTGAGAATCAGTCCAATTATTTACAGAACCACTAGAACTACCAACAACTCTACTTCTTGGTCTAGATGCTGTTTGTATTCTTTCAACAACTGGATTTCTAATAGAAAGTGTTTGTTGAACACTATTAACTTGTTGTCCAGCAGCAAGATATTGAGCCTCAGCAAATGCTTCTCCTGGATCAAGAATCAATTCATTATTTGCACTTGATGTTACTTTAATTGAACTGAGTCCAGTATTAAATTTAGGATTAGTTGCAACTGAAGGTTCTGGTATGTGTAAAGAAAATATTAGATTACCAAACTCATCACTTATTAATTCTATAGCACCATCTCTCAATGCCACAGTTGCTTCTGCTGTTCCATCAGCATTTGCCAATTGCATTCCATTATTAATAAAACCTCTACGAGATTGTGCTCTAAAATCAGCAAGATCAAATGTATCTACATTTATAGTATTACTAGTAGATGAATAACTAGAACTTAAAGTAGATTGTGTATATGGTTCTGTAGCATATGTTTGTACTGGATTATTCCATTCTCCGATTTTATGATTTGCTTGTGCTGCTCTAAATGATATACTTGCCTGTCCAAGAACTGCTGCCGATACTCCAACATCTTGAATTATATCTCCAGTACTAAATGATCCATTAACCATTGTAATAGGAATCAATTTAGGAACGCACCATTTAGTAACATCCTGATTTTCCATAAAGACGTAGTATCTTGTATTTGGTTTCAATCTAGTACCAAGTACTTCAATATTTCTAGATCTACAATGGAATAAATTTTCTATTCCAGTAACTTTGTTACCAAGTTGTGTTTCCTCAACTCTTGCAGATAATTCAAGGTTAAAGTCTCTATCTTCACCACTTTGAGTAGTTGTACTGGTTGTAGTAGTCCTAGTACCAGTTTGCTCCCAAGTAATATTCCAATCTCCTGTCAAACCTGGAGAATTAAATCCTCCTCTATCAATCTCATTAAATCGTAATGCTATATCTTCTGTATGTGTACTTGTAGTTGTAGTTGTTCCACCCCAGACAGTATCGGAAGTTTGCCACATAGCAGATGCCATACCACCATTTTCTCTGTCCTCAACACCCAATACCATAGCAAATGCTTGGAAAATGTCATCACCCATTCTTATTACTTCAGGTGTATCTGATAAGAATTCATCTATCCAGTAATCAGTAGATGGTGTTAATTCTATTGATCCAGTATATCTGGATACCATATATGGATTTAAATTTTCAACTCTTGTTGCTAATGGTTGATTTAAAAACTCTTCTTCAGTGTATGCAAGAGTTACTCCCGTACCTCTCTTGGCTATATTAGATTCTATACTAAAATTAGTCCATCTATAATCAGTGTTTATTGGATCTAAAATTGAAGCTTCAGTTTCATATACTAAGGTAACATTTCTTTCTGTAGATCTTGGTCTACATTCTGCTCTCTGGATATCAATATCAAATTTAGACTCACCAGTAAAATCATGAGAATTATGATTTCTAAAATTATCTACAAAGAATCCAGATTTAAATTTATCTAACCCAGTATTTTCGTCCTTTAATGTCAAATTCTTAGTATCAGTCTCAAGAAGAGAGAGTGTAGTATACTCTTCAAGATTTTTAATTCTATTCTCAAGACTACCAATATCTTTCATTGTATACCTTCTATGAGGTATAATTTCAATAGTCATGCTCTTATTTGGTTTGAGCATATATGGTTTCAATGTAAACCTAGCCACTTCCATTCCATCATCACTAGGAAGAGGTGATTTAGGATGTAATGCAGGTTCACCTTGTTTTAGTTCAAATGTACCATCTGTCGTTAAATATAGTCTATCTTTTCTTCCAAGATAGAAACCATAATCCGCAACAACAGTTTGATTTGTAGCTAAATTCTCATTTCCAGATGATGTAAAATCTCTGTTGTTGAAAGAGAATGGTGATCCAGATCCAGAATATGGAGCAACTCTAGGTCTAAGATCCATAAAATCTGATGCTCTTGCATCTACAACAAATGGGATTTCTGTACGATAATCTAAACCAGTGTAACTAGAAACTGTCTCTATAGTTCCAGCAACTTCTACATTTGAATAATGGTCAAAGATTATCTTAAGTTGTCTTGTTGGTGCATCAATACGTTTCTTTCTAATAATTCTACCAATATCAACATATTCTTTTCTATGACCTTTATCTAAATCATAATTTTTTGCAATATTTCTATCTCCTTTTTGAAGTATGTTAATGTCAGCAACTATTCCAGAAGTTTTTAAAGTAATTGTCTCACCAATTTCAAATTCATTTTGATTTTCATATACAAATTCTAATTTAGTAGCACTTGAAACTACAGCAACCCTAGCAAGAGCACCAGAATTGTTTCCAATAAATTGTTCACCTATAACAACATTATTGCTATTGAATACATCAGAAGCATTATTAACTGTTATTGATGGAAGTTTTGCTGGATTATTATCATTAGATTCAAATACTCCCAAAACTCTATGAATTTCAGGGTAATTTAATGAAATTTCATCATCCTGTACTCTTAATCCATATGTACGATCATATGTAAGTCCATCATTAAATGTAGTTGTTCCTATACCAGCACCAGTTTCTGATGATTTATTAACAATCAATGATCTACATCTAGTAATACTCTTCTCTTTAGATGCCAATTTAGTTCTCTTAAGAGTAGCAGTCAATGTATGAGATCTATTAGCAACTACTCCTCCATCTACTATTCCTGTAATTGTTATCTGTTTATTTCCAGCAGCAATAGTAACTTGACTACTATACAAATCTACCTTTTCTCCAGTAACTTTAGTCAGAATGTAATTATCTTCAGTGAATGGTTCGAAATAAAGGTCATCATCACCAATATCAGATGCAGTAAGAACAATAGTACCTGTAGCACTTGAAGTAGTAGTGAATTGTTTCTTAACTATGTAAGAAGAATCTAAGAGATTTACGGAAGAAATGTAGTCTTCAGGGAAATCTACTCTATAACCAGGATTACTTGCTTGTCTTAAAGTGGGAACAAGAACCTCTACTCCTCGTGGTGAAGTATTATAAACTGCACCATCAAGTACTCCAGCAACAGTTGCAATACCTACCATACTAAAGTTTGTTCCACCAACACCAATTGCAGTTACTTGGTTAACATTAGTATCTTTATATACATTTGATTGAGTACCTTGATATGATATTAAATCACCTACTTTAATATATTTTCTAAAATCTTTTATACCATTAGCAGTACAATTAGTAGATGTTTGAGAAGGATAATTTCCTGATCCTGCTTCTATTAAAAATTCTTGTCCAATATCAAATACTCGTTTTCTAGTTAAAGATAAGTCAGCAGCAAATGTATTAACTCCAACTTGACTAATAAATCCCAACCCTTGGCTATTTCTATGAATTGCTTTAATATCATCAAATGAATAATCAGTAACAACACCAACATTTCTACCAACTTCTTTACCATTAAGTATTAATGGTTCATTAACTTGGAAACTACCTTTTACGTCTTGTAGTGTTAATGATGTGGTTGTAGTACCAATTCCAGCAATACTCTCAGTTCCTGGTGCAAAATTTACAAATCCAGAAGCACCACTATACTTTCCTTTAACATGGTCATTTTCCTGTACAGTAGCTTCAAGAGTAAGAGATATCTTACTAAAAGTGGTGATATCAAATAATCTAGTTTCATAAGTTGTTGTTATACCTGAACTATTCTGATTCCAGTCATATAACCTTGCTTTACCGATAACTTCTGTTCCAGATTCTGGATATTTGGTATCTGCCAATCTCTTATTCAATAAATTGACAGTGCTTTGAGTAGTTCCATATCCAGTAATTGGAGCTCCAAAAGTATTATTGATTTCTACTACATTTCCAATCTGAATTGGAAGTGTGGCATTCTCTTTTGTTTTTATAGTTCTTGTCTTAGGAACATCTAAAGCAGTTGTATATGGATTATCTATCCTATAACCTTTAACATATGCTCTACCTGGAGAAATATTTAAACAGAAAAATTCATCAGAAGGAGTATTTCCGTTTTGAGTCAATTCGTTTTCAAAGAATAATCCTCTATTTCCCAATCTATCATTAAGACTTTCTCTAACATCAATAGAAAATGGTTTTACATAATAGTCACCAGATTCATCAAATGTCCTTTTTGCTAATGCATCCTCAACAAATGCAAATTGTGGATCTTCACCTCTATCGAATTTAAATACTTCACCATTTTGAATTCTAAGTAATTCTATAAAATTCTTATCATCAGCATCTGTTAGGAGTTTCTTTGCTAATTTTAATTCAATAGCAAATCTATCTGCACCAGGAGCAGCCTCATTTGAGAATCCTTGAGCATTATCATATAAATCTTTATTTACTGATGTAGCAGTAATAATATTTTCTGATACACTAAATCCAACTTTATATGATGGAGAATTGGTATATTGATCTAATATTAATGTTTCTTTAGGAACTTTTACAAAATATCCTCTAATAAAATATATTCCTTCACTGATTGAAGCAGATGATCCAGTTTTTGTTGCACCAGCATCAATACACTTAGCAAAAGTAGCATTTGTTTCAATTTTAGTATTACCATAATCAATATCACTAAGTGTTATTAAATTTTCTCCATCCAAAAATTCTCTAGTACTATTATCAGTACCCGAAGAAGTATATTTAACATACAATGTGTCAAACTTATCGGTAGACTCTACTTCAGTAAGTTTGTTTACAACTGTAGCAATAACTCCAGAAGTTTCTCCTTTAATTTTAATATTATTTGTTGCTAATACGCTAGTATATAAATTAACTGGTACGTTTAAAAAAGATGACTCTACTCTTACTGAAGTATAATTAGTATCATAACTTACACCACCAGGAATTACAACAGAACCCTCTTTAAAAAAATATTGACCAAATTTTTCTATCTGATTATGAAGTATTGATTGCAGCGTAGTAAGTTCCCTTGCTTGGATAGGAAATCCAGGCTTAAATAACACCTTGTTATAATTTTTACTGTCATCGAAATCGTCAAAATATGGCGATACGTTTAAATTGGTATTTTGTGTCATTTGTTAGAACTCTACTACGATTTTTAGCTCTTCTTTTTGTGATTTAGACCTTGTTATAGGTGCTCTATTGTCAATGTAGATAATTTCACCAGAATATGGTTCAACATCAGGATTTGCTTTTCCATTATCAAAAGTTTGACCAAACTGAATAACTTTATTGTTGATAGTTTGAGTTGAGCCATCGAATGTATTATCTATACTCAAAGCAGTACCCACTCCTACGTTGATCACTGTCCCAATACCAGATTGCGTGGAATTAGTAAAATCTAAGACTTTATAACCATAACCACTAAGTTCGGAAAGACCTGATGGTTGATAGTATCTCAAAACACCAGTATCACTAGCATAAGAAGCAACATAACCAACTGCAGTAGAACCAACACCAACAGTTTGTGTTATTATTTCATTATTTGGATAATCACCAATTTCTGGATTTGCCATTTTCAATGCACTAAGAGTAGTTGCAGTTGACACATCCAATACTTCAGTTTTACTAGCAAATACGGTTGGGTTCTTTACAATTCCTATTCTAGAGAAATTATTACCAATAATGTAATCAGCATTAGTATCATACTTAGAGTAAACCATTACTCTATGACCACCCAATTCCCTGTAAATGTCATATCCATGACCACCTTTTGGTGGAATTGGAATTTCAAATGTTGCATTTAGACCTGAATCAACTGTAATAGCATTTCCAGTTCCATCTACATTCAATCCCACAGCACCAGTAACCATTCTTACAAATGCTCTAGTATAATTTTTTCCACCAGCAGTTACAGTAGCAGTAGATACCTCATTATTTGCAATTGTTATAGTAACTTCACCACCACTACCATCGCCAAGAATGGGAAGTCTAACTGTTGATCCTTCCTTTAAAGTATAATTAATTCCTCTATTTTTAATAACTATAGTTTCTACTTTTCCAGTTTCAGCAGCATTTTTTACTGTTTCTGTAGTAGAATTTCCCCATTTTTTTGGTAATGGTATATATTTTTCAGTAGCAAATTTTATAACATCAGCAGGAGAGATAGTATAGAGATATTTCCATACATACCCATCTTGTGCTGTAACAGAAGCAGCTTGAGGTATTGTAGAAACAAAATTCGGTTCAACTACTGACTTTTTCCCACGAGGATTTTCTGGATCTTGACCATTGTTTATACAAAGATATACCTTATACTCAGAATTGATAACAACATATTTTCCTTCATATAACGTACTAGCCGATAATTGTGGAGCTCTGTTGTCATTATCATAATTATGTTTGTACATGTCATAAGTAGATCCAGACTGCCAATCATATCTTGGAACTACTCTAGCAATGTCTTCTGAAGTAATCCTCTTCATAAACATCATGCTGTCATGATAGGAATACTCCTGTTCAAAGGAATCGTATGGTTCTTGTGGCCAATCAGCATCACCATAATTTGGAATACTAACGTTGGCAGGATTGGGATGTCCTAAAAATGTGTAATAATTAGCAGTTGTCCCAATGCCTGTAAAACTTTGTACAAAAGTTTCAGCATTCAATATTCGAAACTGATCAGAGATTATTGCTGGCATTGCTATAGTTTTTTGATTATTTATACAGTATTTTGATTATGTTGTTTCTCTTAGACCCAATAGTCTAGAGATATAGGCACTAGTTGATAGTCCAATTTGATAATTTGAGTCATTAAGATTGCCTACACCATTTTGAGTATAAGCATTAAATGACTTAGAATTAGCATTTCTAGTTACATTTATAACACCCCAAGTATAAGTACCTGCGTTCTCATGCCCAGTTGCTCCAGGAATAACAGTTGCTAAACCAACAGTAGTTATTCCTACTTGATGATCCTGAACATTACACGTAACACGAACAGTAGATGACCCTGCACCAGTTGGTTGATGCTCATGATGGTATACTTGATATACACTATTAAGGAACTGTGTTCCAATACCTACTGTGATAGCAGTATTAACACCAACAGCAGTAACTCCAATACTAGGTGAACCAAGAGTTGTGTTATCAATTACAAAGTAATCTCCAGTTGCAAGACCTGATTTAGTCTTTGCTGCAACAATATTTGGATGTGGAATTAAATCATATATTATCTGGTGTGTTGTGACACCAGCATTAGTAATAGTTGCTGTTTGAATTCCAATTACTAACCCATAGTCACCATCATAAGTAACTTTCTCAATTTTTTCTTCAACAGTTCCTTCTGGTTCAATTAATACCACTGGTGGATTTGCACTACTATATGCAGCACCAACATTAGTCAAAGTAATCGAAGTAACAATTCCAGCAGTTATGTTTGCAGTAGCAGTAGCAGTTGTTCCTACTCCATAACCTTGTTCTGGCATTGGTTGTATAGAAACTTGAGGGGCAGATGTATATCCAAATCCACCATCTGTAATAGTAATAGTAGAAATGGTTCCACTTAATGACACACTAGCAGTAGCAAAAGCAGGTCGAGTTGCATCTTGAGAAACAATTCTAATATCATTTAAATTTTGTGCTAAATCATCAGTATGCGAGAATGTTGGATATGTATTCTTCACCCATATCTTAGTATCAGTTGAACTAACATCTGTAATAATATTTGTAGATGGAGTTAGTTGAGGAGCCCAAGAAACTCTAGATTTTGAAATTGATACACCATCTATAACCATATCTGATGTCTGTTTAGACCATTTAATTGGTCTTTCAAAACCATCTGTTCTAATTCCAACTCCACCATAAACTTGTGTTTGAACAGAGTCCATAGATAACAATTCATAAATCTTTCTTTCATCTTGCCCCATAGTCCATCTTGGAGACATAGTTGCATCATCAGTTCTCCATTCTTGTAAAGTTAATCCATCACCTTCTTTAACTGTTTCATCAACATCAACACTTAAATAATCCTCTGAAGAAGCAACATACAAATATATTCTAAGTTTGCTTCCAGTTTTTGGTGCTTCAATAAATTTTATTCTAGTACCACCATTAAATTCATAATCTAAAACTGGTTGTTGTAAAACATCGTTTAAGAAGATTAAAAGATTATTTGCAACAACAATTCCAGAATCTTGCATTGCTCGAATACTATAGTATTCTTTATTAACAATAGTTCTTGTGATTAAGAAACTCTTTCTAAATCCATTAAATAAACTACTAAAATCATCTAATTCTAATAATTGTCCAACTGTCCATCCAGAGAATTTATCTTGATGTCTATTATTAACAGTTAAAGTAAATCTAGAAGTACTAATTCCTGGTGTATATGGTGGATCTATATGTAATACATCATTAACAGAATATCCAACTCCAGGATCATTCAAATTGTAAGATATAGCACTACCTGCTACTCCTACGGTAAGATCGACAGTAGCTCCAGATCCATTTCCACCAATTAATGGTACATTCTTCCAAGGAGAAGGTGCATCAATGATAATTGTAGGCATATCAGTTGATGTATAACCAGTTCCTGCATTTGCTATTGTTAATCCACTAACCATTCCATTAGAAATTGTAGCAGTTACAGAAGCACCAATACCTGCTCCTGCTCCAACATTGACTGTTATAGTATCATCAGTTTTCGCAGTAATAGCAGTTTGTATACCAGAAACTGGATCGGTTGATCTTGGATAAGTCTTATTGCTAGTATAATTGTCTCTAGAACATTGGAATTCTAATGTATCATTGGCAATTGCTACTGTATTACTTGTAGTCAGTCCATGATCGGGAATGGTTAATACCAAATTTCCAGTTGTTGAATCATATGTTGCGTATGTTGGTGTATGTGTTCCACTTCCATTATCTGTAACTGAATTAGTACCTGCACTTACAAATCTATGTTCATAATGAGACTCAGTTGTTGCAACACTTACACTAGGTGCCTCTAGATACCCTGTTCCGCTATTTCCAATGCTTACAGATGCAATCGTACCACCAACACCTATTACACACGTTGCAGTCGCTCTGAATGAGGACTGTATCCCAGATCCAGGATTAACATCAAACTCATTTATTATTCCACCTTGTGGAAGGTCTTGAGTGGCAGATGCTATCTTTCCAGTTGGAACATAAGTACCAGCAAATGTTATAGAGTTTCCAGTACCCGTAATAGAATAATCAGATTTATTCAAAGATGATCCACCCTCTCCATGATGTGGATCTTGGAATATATTGTTAACTAATAGGAACCCATAATTTGTTGTTATACCAGATACCGCAACATTATTGGATGTAATGAAGAAGTTATCTTCTTGACTATCAAAACTTTCGGATATATCATCAAAAATAAAGTTATTATCATACTTTAATCTATAGAAAGATCTACCATCAAAACTTGACTTATTACTGAATATGCTTGTAGATCCTATACCAGCATTATATCCATATGGAGCATCACTAAAGTGAATACTACCATCTTGAATTCTATAATCACCAGAAAGGACAGTTACACCTGCACCAGTAGTGTGTGCAGAAGCCACAGTACCCATTACACCTCTAGTCACACTTAATGCCTGTGTAGATCCTAAACTAACGGTTGCATCACCAGGTGTAGTTCCAATACCAACTAAATTAACCTTTATAATTTCATCCTCAATCTTAAGTAAAGAATTACCTTTTATCTTAGCAGTATCATCTAAGAATAATGTTACAGTTCCAATACCAGCACTAGTTTGCAAACCAACAGACAAATTAGATACAAATGCTAATGGACTTTGTATGATATTATCAATAGAAATCATGACTCTATTGGTAGCTAATTCTGGAGGAACAGCAAATACATGAGTATTTCCTACTCCAACTGTATTTGTAATAGTATGAGCAGTTCCAGCATTTGCATTAGATTTGCTAGATGCTATTTTAAATGTATTTTTACTTTGCTTGATTGCATAAACTTTACTTCCTAATGAAACTTGACCACCTCCACCATTATCAACTTTAATTGCAGTTGTATCAGCAGTATAATTTAATTCTTCACCAGTATTAAATTCATGATCATTAATTGTTATTATTCCAGTAGAAGTATCAATCCCAACAGAAGGTTGAACTGTTTTATAGAATAATCTTTCAGTACTTACTCCTGTGCTTGGTTGACCTGGAGTATCAATGGTATAAAGTGCAAATGTACTCAATCCTACAATTTGCCCACCAGTAGCAGTTGTAAATCCAGTAAATTGATCACTAATATCCTTTAATAGTAGAACTTTATTTGTTTTAGATTCGTTATAATCAGTAAGAACCTTTCCTTTAAAAGTAATAATCTTGGATAAAGTTTCAGTTGTAGTATCTGAATCTTCAAGTGCCATATCATAATAATACCTATCCCAAACAGAAGCATTACTATTAACTTCAACTTTTAAGGAAATATCACCTACAAATGTACTCATACCTGCAAGAGAAGCTGTTGGAACAATTTCCAAATCTCCAAATGGTTTATAACCAGATATATGTCCTAAACTTGTAATTGGTTCTTTCCAAGTGTCATAAGGAACCTCACCCTTAATTGCATAAGAGAATCTTTGATAATAATCATTATCATGCAACCTTTGGTCATTATGACTCAATTTTCCTTTATCTGTTTGCCAATTTGTTGCTTTAGATACTAAACTATCCACTTCTAAATCAAAATTAAAATCATATACACTTTGAATTATAGATTTAGAACTTCTAAGAGAACTTTCAATTTTTTCCTTTTCTTTAAATTTACCAATAACATTCCTCAATTTTAATGTTTGGGAAGATGAATTCCAACCATTTTTAGCAACATAACCATATGATAAACCATCGGCAGATGATATTTTTTCTCCTTCTAGGAACTTAACTTTTTTAAGATTTACTTCAAATCCTGCTAAATCTTCTGATTTAATTACTCTACCAAATTCACTTGTGTTGTCATAATTACCTGCAGTACTTCCTATACCAGAAATAGAATACTTAACACTTGCATTACCACCAAGTGTATTAATTCCTGTAACTGTAAAATATTGATAACCATAATTACTAGAATTATATCCATCACCATCACCAATTATGTCTATATTTTCAACATATATGCTATCACCTATAGCAAATGGGAAATTTTCACTAGTAAATCCAGCAATAGGTTCTCTTATTTTTATTTCGTTAGTTTGGAATTGATCACAAGTTGCACCTATTGCAGCAACACCATTTGAGTTAACAGTTGGAATTATTTTTATATTTTGAGAAATACCAGTATCATTTTGAACAATATCAACTTCAGATACTGAATTTCCAAGTAAATGAGTATCAGTTTGGATTATAGTATTACCAATAGCAACTGTTATTGGTGGTGAAGTATAATTATTTCCTCCTGTAGTAATTCCAATAGAATCTAGAGTATATACATCTCTTAATTTCAATACAACAAATGGATCTGCTTTAGGTGCCAATGTATTGTCATTAGAAAATTCAAGTCCCTGATCTGTAATTTGAACTCCATTTATTTGACCTATTTCATTAGATTCTTCGGAAAATATAGCTTCAGAACCATCAGTAGTTGCAATAGAAACTATTCTACTTAAAGTATCAGTATCTACTATATTATTAATTTTTACAGAATAAATTCCACCTTTTTCTGTTTTAGATTTTGTAGTATAGAATGCACTACTAAATCCACTAGTAGAATATGAAGTGGTTTCAGCAGCTCCAACCAAAGTAATAGCAAATGTAGTAGTACCAATACCAGCAGAAACTTTATGATCCTTATTAAATAATGATTCAACTATATTGATATTTGAATAATTTTTTACTTCAGTATTGGTAGCAGATTCATATGTGTTTGTATAATTTGAACCAACACCTTCAATTTGATAGTAAATGTTATCTGGGAATGATTCATCAATATCTAAAATAATTTTTCCAGAACTGCCATCACCAAATGCACCTTCTCTTGTAATTGAAGATGAATCAAATTTAGATATGAATCCTTTATCATAATATAAATTAATATCATAATTAGTTAAACTAGAATCAGATACATCTATAGTTAAGATACTACCTCTATAGAAACTTAAAGGTGGATTGACACTAGCAATTGTATGAGTTCCTGACCCTTGAGTTGTAAACTTAATACCTTCATATGCAGGTTTATTTGCATTATATGCATTTTCTGCAAGTCTAATTACGTTATCAGATATTCTAACAGCATAATAAATTCCATTATTAACCAATGGTGTTGCTACATTTGATGAACTATAAACAATTATATCACCTGTTTTTAATTTGTGATCTTCAATAGTAATTTCATGAGTAGTTGTGGTAACAGCAGTTGAAACAAATTGATTTTCATTTGTTGTTAGTTTCTTAATAGCATCATTATACTTAAATGTTATTGAGTCTGTTCTATTAGAAGTGACATTTAAAGAAATAACATCATTTAACTTCAATGAATGGATTGAATCTAAAAGTATTCTACCTTCTCTCTTTATCGATTTACCCTTTATATTTTCAGGAATAGACTCAAATCTATGATCACTACCATTAACTGTTGAGAAATAAACACGAGATGTTGTAAATCCAAGTTCTTGAGATACTCCTGTTTTTTCTGTTG